CGTAAAGCCGATCGCCTTCCCTCCAGCGGCGCAGCGCGGCGACGCGGTGTCGGCGGGAGCCGGGCGCGAACTCGACGATCATCTGCGTCATGTCGTCGAGTGCGATGTCAGGGGTGCCGCCCTCTCCGGGCCACACCGTCGCGTAACAGCGGCCGTCGAGGAGCGCGGCGCCGTGAGCGAGCTTGGACTCGGAGTCCATGTCGTTCGCCTGCCAGGCGCCCGCCCAGATCCGTTTCGCCGCGTCTTCGCCCGCTGCGTCACGCAGCCCCGAGATCTCCAGACGGTCGAGCTTCGAGCCGACGATCAGTGCGCCCCAGGGCGCTTCGGCTACCGGCATCAAGTCGCGGTAGACCTTCGTGAGTTTTGCCTTCTCGATAGCTGCGGGCGGAGGGCTGGACCCCTCAAGGTAGGGCTCCAGCTTGTCGTGGCGCTCGCAGCGCTTGTCCAGCTCCTTGCTCAGCCGCTTGACGCGGTCGATCAGATTGTCCAGGTCCGGGTCCATCTCACCTCCTCTAGGTGAACCACTGGGCGGTCTTGTATTCCGGCTCGTCGAAGAGCCCTTTCGCTTCGGCGTCGTCGCGAGCGCGACGTGCAAGAACTGCGGCCGGGACGCTGTCGATCTTCCGAGGCGACCCTTCGCGGTCCTTCGTGACCGTGTAGGCGGTCTCGGTTTTCTCCTCGGAGTGGACCCGCACCTTGCGCGTCTGGGCGTTTTCGAAGTGGCGAACAACCAGCGGCTTGCCCTCCACCTCCTGCGGCTCTGTGCGCAAGGGGATGGGGTCGAGCTTGGTGCTGGTTTGGCGGATGCTGGTGCGCAGCGCTCCGCAGGCGATAGCGAACTTGCTGATTGTCTTGCCGCCGGTCCAGAACTGTCGAACCTTGTCGGAGCCGAATTTGGCGGCCCAGCGAGCGCCCTCCTCCTGCCACCAGGGCGGGTCGTAGTAGTGCATGACGACCTCGAAGTTCGCGTATGCCCACTCAACCGCCGCCATTACGTCCTGGCGCCAGCCGTCCTCGCCGCTGGGGGTCCAGACGCCGATCGTGAACAACAGCCCCTCCCGAGTACAGCCGAAAAGAGCCGTGTGGTCGTCGGACTCCGAGCCGTCGAAGCCGAGGGTGATCTTCGTCCCAGGCTCAACCTCGCTTCCGGGCGCCAGAACTTCGTCGATCTCTTCGGGCCTCAGCCAGGCAAGTGCTTTCTTTCGCGGCCGGTTCAGCCAGTAGCGATAGGCATCGCCTTCGGGATCTTCGGCGTCGCGGATCAACCGAACGATCAGGTCGAAATCCATCCAAGCGGCTGCAGGGCCGTAAGCCAGCCGCAGGGCCTTCTTCAGGGAAGCGTCGGAGCCGAAGCGTTTGGGCTCTGGACCCTGGTGGTGGTCGTAGAGGACGCCGTCTTTGGTCAGCGCCTCAACTAGGTCGCGGTTGGCGTACTTGTCAGCCGCCTGCTCGGCGATCGACCGCTCGCCCGGCTCCCAGGCGGTCGTGGTGTCGAGCATCAGCGGTTCCGCAGCCTTGCGCTTGCCGGTGTTGCGCGCCACCGTCCCGTACATCTGGCGGTTCTTTTTGAGGACGTACAGATGGGTCTCGTCGGCGACCGCGGCCGACTCTTTCCCGCCGTCCTTCGAGGCGTCGCCCGAGGTCGAGGGGACGATCTCCCCGCCGCCGGCCTCCTTGATGAAGGTCCGGGTCAGCCCCACGTCGAGGGCATAGGCGTCAGCCGCCTTGCCCTCGGTGAGCATGTAGTAGACGTTGTCGTAGGTGTTCCCGGCCTGATCCTCCTCCGTCGCCAGGCAGCGGATGAAGGGGTAACGAACGGGGACACCAACCGGATCGCCGTTGGCGTCGAAGCCATCGCAGCGCACCGGCCCGAGCGCCTCGGCGCAGACGAAGGCGCCAGCCAACTCCGACTTGGCGCGCCCCTTCGGCCGCGAGAGCACCGCGCGCTGTGCAAGTCGTCGTCCTGCGAGCTGGTGATCCTGCGGGTAGATGCGATACAGCCAGCAGAGGAAGAGAACGAATTCGTCGTCAAGGTGAAGCGCGTCGCCGGCCACGTCGCCCGGCCCGTGACAGAGGTACTCCTCCATCCAGTCGATGACTTGCCACCCGAGCGTCGGGAAGCTGACGGGAGGCAGCGCCATCTAGGCGCCTATGCCGATTTGACGAGCGAGAGCCGGGCTTTGCGGTCGTCGGCCTTCTTCTGCTTTTTGCTCGCCGGGCCAGGAGCCGGCGAGTCGTCAGCCTTCGCCTCGGACTTGTCGACGATCTCCCAACGCAGCTCGGCCATCGCCTTCGGGTCGAGCCCGAGCCGTTTGTCGAGCTCGCGCATCTCCTTGACGATCGGCAGGCGTCCGCCGGCAAGGGCGGCAAGGCGGTTGACGATGTACTCGAGCTTGCCGATCGCTTCGTCCTCGTCGACACCGAGCAGCTCGGCCAGGTCGGTCGCCTCAAACGGCGAGTCCACCAGAGCCAGATCGTCCTCAAGCTGGGCGCGGCGGGCGATCACATAGAGGGCGCCCGAGTCCCAAGCCAGCGCTTGCGGCGTTGACCAGGCCCATTTCCACCATTCGGTGCCTGCTTTCTGCAGGTTGTAGGCCCCTGGAACCTTCGGCGGGCGCCCCTTTCGGCCCGAAACGTCGAGTTCGGTTGTCGGGATCGTCGGCTGGTTAGTCCGGCGCTTTTTCGTTTTGGGAAGCGGCCCTCGGGCCATTGCGTGTCCTCTCTTCAGAGGGCCGGGGCACCCTTCGGGCAGCCCGGCGCTGATTCGTGAAACCCGTAGACATTGCGAGTCCCAGCCCTCGTTGGTCCCGCTAAGAACGAGCCGCGGGTACCCCCCCTGGGGGGTCGAGGGCCTCGGCATCGCCCTCGCTCATCGGCCCATCCAGATGACGAAGCTCGCACCGAAGCTGGGGCTGGTTCGGCTGAGCGACGACGCTGAACCTCCAACGGAGGACTTCGATCTCGAAGCGCAACTCGGCCGGTCGCCAATACTCACGGCCCATTGCGTCCTTGCGCTGCCAGCTACGGATCGGCGGTGTGCGGTGGTGAAGTCTCCAGCGGCGCATGATCCAGACGCCAGCCAAGACCGGGCCTTTCCCCAGCAGGCCGAAGCCGATCAGGACATCGAACTTGCCCCTCTCGGAATTGAACGGCTCTCTCTTGGCGACGAACGGTCTCATCGTCCCGCCAGTTCGTCGATCTGCGGCCGGGCAACGCCGAGCTGGGCGAAGGCCGCTGCCATTAGCTCAACCTCTTCCCGGCTCTCGCAGTGGACCAGCAGCGGCTCGCCTGCGGCTGCGGCTTGCGCTGCCTTCTCGAAGAGGGAGATGTCGACGCCGGGAAGGTCGCGCTCCTTGAGCTGATCGGTGAGGTTGCGCAGCATTCGGGCCTGGCTCTTGCGGAAGCGCAGGCCCATGACGAGGCTGGGGTTAGTGAGGACGTTGGAGTTGTCGACCAGCCGCAGGGAACCGACCGCGCCTGTCTCAATGACGATGCCGCTCATGTGCTCACCGGCTCGGGAGTCGGGGCGATCCCGGTCTTGGCGGCGGTGCGGCGCAGCCAGCGGTCGATGTGCTCGGCTCGGGGGTGAAGCTGGTAGCCCTCGACGCCGACGATCCGATCGGCAGTGGTGATGAGGTGGCCGTCGAGCGCGCCACCGTGCAGGTAGATCGCGTCCTGCACTCGTCGCCCCTCGCCTTCGGCAAGCCAGCGCCGCCGGAAGATGTCGGCCTGGTCCTCGGAAGAGGCAAGGATGAAGACGCGCTCTCGGGTGGTCGTGGTCAAGTTCGTGCTCTCGCTCTCTCTTCGGAGGTCTTCTCTCGGTGGCAGGGCTCGGAGTGGATCGGTCGCCTGTTCTCCATGCTGTTGATCCAGTCGTCGGAGAGGTGGCGATGCTCGGGGAGGCGGGCGCCGTGGCTGACCGGAATGACGTGGTCAACTTCGTCGGCACCGTGCAGGCCGCAGACGTGGCAGAGACCTTCGTGCCGATCCATCACGGCGCGGTTGATCTTCTGTTCGCGGCTGCCCGATCGCATCCGGTTCCTTCGGCCTTGGCTCTTGGCCCACGGCTTGCGCTGGTGGACCGGGCACG